TAGTTGTTATTGTTCCACCTGTTAAACCAGTTCCTGCTGTAATACTCGTTACAGTACCACCACTTGATGGACTTGTATTCGTAACTGTAAAACTAGGGTAAGTACCTGTAACACTTATACCTGTGCCACTTGCTATAGCGACAGTTTGATCAGGTGCAGTATTCGTAATAGTTAAAGTCCCACTTGTTGTTATTGGACTTCCACTTACGCTTATTCCTGTTCCACCACTAGCTGCGACACTTGTTACTGTACCTAAAGGATTAGTAGCCCAAGATGTATCTGTGCCATCTGTTGTTAGATACTTACCTGTATTCCCTGTTTGACTAGGTGCAAGTGCATTAAACGCAAGATTAGCAGTAGTTTGACCAGTTCCACCATTAATTACAGGAATAGTACCTGTTAAAACATGGTCTGCGTTCCAATCACTAGGTCTTACTAGACTTGTATCTGCCTCATCGGGTATTGCTGAGACTTTTAAATGCTTAACTGTAATAGCCATCATTGGACTCCTACAATTTTGCCTTGCTCATCCCTAATAACTTGTTTTGGTCTGTTTGATGCCTCTTGCTGTTGTTGTAGAGTGCCTATTAACTGTCCTATTGTATTAGTCATTTCTTGATTACCTTGACTAATTGCGTTAGCTATAGGTGCTAAAGGATGCTCTTGTGCTTTCATTATATCTTCATCGTTTTGATACTCTGCATAAGCCATTGCACCATCGTCTAATCCACTAGATATTCGTGCTGTTTCAATCTTCGCACCATTATTAATGTATGCAAGAAGAATTTGTGTGTTCCTCTCTGTCATCATCTTCATTTGGGCTAACTTCATCTCCATCTCACGATCCATTTGCTGTCGTTGAGCCTCTAACTGGTTGCGTAGCGTGTTTTCTTGTGCTTGCATCTCTTGCTTATGTTGCTCAACTTGCATCTGTTGTTGCATCTTTGCTTGTTCTAACTGTGCGTTCATCTGCATTTCAGCTTGTTTAGCCTGGCTTTGTGCTTGAATCTTCATCATTTCAGGATTAGGCTGTGGTTGTCGTGGTTGTTTAGCCATTTCTTTGAGTTTATCTGCTGTTTCGTCAATTAAACCCTCTAAACCCTTACCAACTTTAAACCCTGTTACACCAAACTTGAGCATTTCCATAGCCATCGGTACTAATTCAGGTGCATTTTGTCCTAATGGGATGATGTTTTGCATAAAATTACCTACTGCAGCTAAGAACTCCATGCGATCTTGCTTTTCTTGCATTTCATCTTGGTAAATCATCGAATCTGAGGTAACTTCTATCCTAAAATTCTTCGCACTTTCGTCTTTTAATAGTGCTAATGCTTGAGGTACAAGTTGCTTATCGTTATCTGATAACTGTGCTGCACCACTTATTCGTACTATTGTTTCTTCTGTAAAGTGTCTGCAAATAATCTGTGCTTTGATGTTTAGAATCTTAGTCGCAAAGTTTACGACATTGTGTTGCATAGTCTTTAATCGACCTGCAGCGTTATTACTCTTGATTATCTGAGCACCTAGTGTTTCATTAGGGTCTGTTTGACCCCTTTGAATGTCAGCAATTCCCATAATCTCGTAGATTTGGGACTTTACTTGTTCCATTGCTTGGTAACACGACATCAAAGCAGACGCAAAAGGTGTAATGTCTACTAAGTCAATAGCACCCTTCAGTCCTTGTTTCTCAGCAAAAGCTGCCCAATTCTTTACAGGAAGTAGCGAGTTATTCTCACCTTCAGAGAACAGTCGATTGAGTTCAGATGCACTAGCATCGTAGACTCCTCGTACTTTCAATGCGTTGATTAAGCCATCAATACGATCTGCAAGGGTATCTAACTCCTTAGCTTGATCTTGATACATCGTAAAGTCAGGGATTGGCTCTAAGTTCTCAGTAGTAATGTTTGAGAATAAAGGCTTTGGACAAGGCCAAAAGTCCTCTAACTCTAATGGATCAGGTTTCTCGTCAAGAATCTTACCCATTGCCTTAGAAATCCACAGTACATCACCAGACTCTTTATCCCATATCTCATAAATACACGCTTGTTCACGCATATTCTGATTCTGTGAGTAAGTCTTACCTTCTTCAGGCTTTGTATCTAAAGGTATTTGATAACCTAAGTCATCGCCAAATCGTTCTACTAAAGCATCACGATTCATATAGACTTTACGATATACCCAAGTTACTTCTTCCCATGTCCTACCTACTGAGTGTCCAAAGTCTCTCCAATGGACATAATCGCATGGAGCACACTCGTATTCAATTCTCTCAGGTGCTTCAGAAAGCATACCCTCATTTGACTCATCTTCGTCTGTATCTTCAGTAATCTGTAAACCATCTTCAGGAAGTCCCTGTTCATCAGCAACAATATGTGGTTCATATCTAACCCATGCAGTTCCTCGACCACCGATCATTCTGTCAAAGACTGCACTATCCATCGCTGTTTTATAGTCTGAATAGTGTTCTAACTCGTACTCCAATGCCCTTTCAAGCATAGTACAAGCTACTCGACCAATCGGATCGTTGTCCTTAAATCGTCTAGTTACATCAGGTCTAGGTAGTCTAGCAAAGATAGCTGGAGTTATTGTTTGGACATTACTGTAAAGAATGTTAAACCTAGCATTAGGATTGTTCTGTGTTCTTGAATCGTCACGATAGCGTTTTAGTATCTTATCTGCTCGACCTTCCCACTTCTTAAAGGCTCTCTCGTAGGATAAGATTCGATTGTACCAATCTGTGTAATCGTGATTCATATTCTTCCACTCCTAGGTTTAGGCGATACTGCCCACATTTCATTCAAAGTTACATCTGTTTGTCCTACATATAACCCCTTGATCGAGTGGTCTTTCAAGATTGGTTTTTCTTCTTCTCTGTATGCAATAGAGAGGTATCTCCATGCATCTGCACCATGACTTGTCCAGTCGTGTCTAGGTTTATCCCTAAAAACCTTCTTGTCCTCATCATATTCTCTTTGGTACTGTCTTAGACATTCTATACCCTCTTGACATTTAGTGTCAAACCATGCCCTTTGTAATGCCATCCTTGATGCTTGTATTCCATCTTGTAACGATAGATTAGGTACTATTTTAAGCGTTTCTATAGGTATTTTAGTAGCTATTTGCTCGATTACTGACTTACCACCAGAACTTAAAGTCTTTGCTCTAGCATCGTGAGGTAGCCAATGAGTACCATATTTATACCCATATTCCCTTTCTTTAGACTTGATTAGGTTTGTATAGTAATCAATGTTCTCGCCATTACTTGAGTGATAGTCTAAGACTCGTATCTCACCATGCACAGCTTGAAACCAAAAGATCGCAGTATCATCGCTATAACCCAAGTCCCATGATGTATGACAAGGGAATAGTGGATCATACTCAACATTAGTGATTCTGCCTTGATCTGTGAGCATACGCATCTCTTTACCATAATATGCACCTAAGATAGCAGACTCAAAGTTACACTCGAACTCAGCCTCATACTGATCTTCTGTCATCATAGACCTAGCATCGTCTAGTTCGTCTCTAGGTAATATCCCTGTTTGACTTGCTCGTAAGACTTTTACATACCAGTTATCTTGCTGCTCTGCCTTGCTAAAGATGTCATAGAATCCATTGTGTCCTTTAGGTGTACCTATAAAAGTAGCCCAGCCAAGTCGATCTGATAGTAACGGCCTCACGATTTGTCCCCAAAGATTAGGTTTCATGTCTGCCATCTCGTCTAAAACTACCCCATCTAAGTAATTTCCCCTTAATGCGTCTGGATTGTCACCACCAAATAGTCGTATTTTAGAACCATTAATCAGTTCTACCCATAATTCAGATTGATTAGCAGTCTTGCGTACAGGTTCACTAAATCGTAATAAGTATGACCAAGCAATAGACTTAGCTTGTGAGTAGTAAGGTGCAATGTACCCATACTGACCATTCTCTTTGTTCTCAGTCAATGCCCTATAGATTGTGTCATTGAGTACAGCCACAGTCTTTCCACATCGTCTATGTGCGACTATGACTGCCCATCTCTCTGTTCTATCGTGAAATCCCTCAAATACAGTTCTAGGACTGTAATCTAGTTCTATCTCGACTACTTCTTCCATGAAAACCTATAGTGGATTGGCTTTGCCTCATCTCCTACTACTTCTTGTCTAGCAAGTTTAGGTAAGTGATACTCCATGACTTGTTGTAGCATCGTAAACGCTTTATCAGGTGATGGAGGTACTACCCATTTACCATCATCTGTTTGGACTCCATTAGCGACCTTCTCAAGCCACTCTTGCATTTTGTGGGCATTACCATCAACAAAGTTAGCAATCGCTTCTCGTGCAAGCGTAGTGCTTCTATTAGGTATTCCTGCTGGTCTGCCTGCTCTACTAAGGTTTTTTAACCTTACATCGTCAGTTTTCGTCAGTTTTTTGTCCATATATTCTCAAGTAGTTGATTTATATAGGTATCATTTTATACTATATTTACTAATAAAGTGTTAAAATTAAGATTCATTCTAGAGGTGATATATGCGAACTATTATAATTCGAGCAAGTTACGATTCTAAATTTGAAACTGTAGATTTTCGAAACAGTAAGGCATATTTAGAAATGCCAGACAATGTAAAACTTAATGCTATTACACAATTGATTGATGAATTGTTGGTAGAAAAAGAGTTTCTCATTGACCAGACTTCTGCCTTTCAAGATGCTGCATAATATTATCTAACCATTGTTGGTCTGCAAGTTCTTGTTGATGGCTCATCATAAATGAACGATTAATTTTGGTAGGATCTCTGCCCATAGCTTTTTGTGCAGCATAAGATTTAGGGAACATCAACTCTGATGGGATTGTATTTTCTAATCCACCTACCATTTTGCCTGGTATGCCTGCTGAATAACTTCCA